CCTTAACGACTGCTGTAGGCACAATGTCAGATGTAGATTGGCGTGAATAACCTGCCATAGTTTATCTCCTGTCTCCTAGACCATAAGTAACAGAGAAAGCCTGTATAGTATGGCTAGGGTCTGTTCCGTTTGTTACATATTTTATTGATACTGATTTACCTGAACCTGTCACATTTGTAGACCTGATAGGAGAAGGATTACCATCATATATTTCTGCTGCATCATATTTTGCTTTATCATAAAACGCTGCAGCACCTTGAGTGGTTATACCATAATCAGAAGCCAGTAATACGTCTGTATCTCCATAGTCATACTCTATTCCCATAGCTATACTTACAACACCCTCTGAGCGTAAATAAGTATTTACACTGTATATAGTCTTACGTACTTCAGGGTCTTCCATATAAACAAAAGGTGTCTGAAAGTAGCTAAATATAGCTGCACCGTTAAAGTCACTACCTACCTCTTGCCTGTATACAAACCCAGAAGAGTCACCATGTATAACAAACTCTTCTTTTTCAATGTAACCACTAGCTACTTGATTAACTTCTATACCTACAACTTGTGAAAACTCAAAGCCTCTACCTGCTTCCCCACTTCTTCTAATACCACCTATAATACCTAGTGAGTCTTGGTCTTGAAAGAACATACGGAACTGAGACTTCTTTTTTAGTACGACTGTCTTTATAGTAGACAGGTCTTCGTTATCTGTATAATCTTCAAATAGAGACTGAATAGGCTTTGATAGTGTTGCTAGTTCAATATCACCAATACGATCTGTTGCAGATACAGGTCTTACACCATCTGGTGCTAAGAATATAATCTCTCCGTTAAACTCTACTATGCTGTCAGGCGCTATACAACCTAAGTTATTTGTAACATTCTGTAACACAAAGTTAGCTTGATTGTCACCCACTAATTTTTTAATGTTGTTAGCGCCAAAGATAAATAGTTGATCACGAAATGCTTTAATCTGTACAATTTTAAAGCCTACGTTAATTACCCCAGCACCATTAGCAGGACTAAAGTCTGTTTCAGCTACAGGTGAACTAAAGTGTAGATGATATGGATCAGCAGCATCACCAGCTAGAAATAAGTGATTGTTAAAGGCTGCTATTAGTGTAGGGTCTGTAGGTGCATTACTATCTGTAATCTGTATATAGTTAGTGCCATCATAAGTAGCTGCAGGGTTTATCCCATCAACTAATGCGAACTTAGGAGCACCCCAATTAAAGTCCTCAAATCGTACCTGTGTAACACCAACCATAGTAGGTGATGCAGGTCTATATTGTCCAGCACCAGAGCCTACCTCAATAGCTGCTGTTGTTCCTGCACTTATGGCTATCTGAGTAATAGTATTGAAAAACTTAGTACTGCTAACTGTACTGTTGTTTGGACCTGCTACTACTTCTGTTTGAGCTTGACCTAAATAATCTGTACCTGTAATAGTAAAGTTTTTACCTGATTCATTTCCTGTACCAAAGAAGGTTACTTTTCTAGGTTGTTGAGATGCTGCAGTTGTAAAGTTTACAGCACCTGAGTCTGCTAAAGCACCATTAATAGTTAAGTTTCCAGAACCACCTGGAGTTTGTGAAGCACATACACCATCTCTGTCGTTGGCTACAAAGCTAGATACTACTGCAGTCCATCCTATAACAGTTGGTGTACCTGTTACTGTAGTTGAAGCAGTTGATGTACCACCTGTAATTACGTTACTAGTTGCAAATATAGCGCTGGGTAACTTACCAAAGTTCACTACAATACTATTAGATGCAGTAGATACTACTGTACCTGTAGCTGCTACTCCTGTGTCATCTCCAGAGCTTACTACACCTGTAAGGGTTTCACCTACACTAAGATTAGTACCTGTTCCATTAGTTACAGCTACTGTATAGTAATGATTGTACCAGTGTAAATAGTTGCTACCACTGGCAGGTTTTCTTGTGCCAAACACACCTTGCTGTACATCAGCAGATATGTGAACACCTAATACAGGTACACTATTAGTTGAATCTCCTGTAAGTTCACCATATGATCTTGTATAACCACTAATACGGCGATACCCACCTAACAAGGCAGGTTCATAGTTAATCAACCTATAAGCTGATCCTGCAAACTGACTGCCATGCGTAAGTGGGTCTAAGTTGTTGTATAGTCCACCACTACAAGGAGTAGCAAATGTGGATAGTTGTTCTGACATTATTGAGCACCAGTTACAGCGTTGACGTGTTTACCTACTACAGTAGAGGTAATGTATAAAGGTGTGTCTAAAAGAAGTCTTCTCATGTTATCAATACCGTCCATAAACTTCTTCTCGTGTATTGCGCCACTCTGATCATTAGAGCGAAAGCGCATCATGTACATCATAGCACCATCTACTACAACTGTATTAAATCTATCAGGTATTAAAGAGGTATCGTTAAATGCAGTTAAGTCACTTGGAAAGGACCAGTAGCGATACTCTATTTGATAAGTATCATCTGGAATAGGAGTAACACCAAACTTAGAATCCTGCGTCTGATAGATACGCATAGGTACAGACCTAGCTGTAGTACCGCCTATATCTTCTGCAGGTCTGAAACTACGTAGGTAATCTGCGTATGTAATTACAGGTAGTCTCTTGGGTTCATTCTGTTGTGTTTCATGCTTCTTAATGTAGAATGTATCCCAATCTACTTTAGAAAAGTCTGTAGGGAAGCTATACACACTTGTACCTGCAACTAATGTCTCTGTGTTAGTCGTAAGGGTAAAGGGCCACTCCTGCGATATTTGTAGTATCTCTCTTATGCTTGAATTAATAGCATCTTTAGATAAGGCTTGTAAGTTACGTACACTTCCAAAACCGTCACCCGTAGTGTCTAGCTCTGTTTCATTTATTCTTCTAAGTAGCTGGTTTATCAGAGTGACATACGTAGTAGACATAAAAAGTATTCCTCTAAGCAAAGTTAAAGGGGCCAGTTGCCCAGCCCCTCTAGTTTAGCACTTAAGCTAGTGTGTCACGATCTACTTCTGAAGCAGAAGTATCACCTTGATCGCTAACGTCCATCAATACAGCATAAACACGTAGTTTACCTGCTGTAAATGTTGCACCACCACCTGCAAAAGTCAGGTCTAATGTATCAGCTGTAGCAAGTACAACGTCACCAGCAGGTGTGGCTGAAGGAGCGTAAGCACCATCTGCTGCACCGTCAATATCAAATGCTGCAACCCACTCGTTGTCATCAACACCAGTCCCTAAGATTACTGTTGCATCTGTACCAGTATTTTGTGTAGCAGATAGTACAACTTGCACACCAGCATGTAGTATGCGAGTGTTTGCTGGAAGTGTGAGACATTGAACTATGTCACCACCTGTACAGGAGATTGCCTGTGCAGTAAGATCAATAGTCTTCTGTATCATATAAGGCTTGCGCCCACGGTTAGTGTTACCATGTTCAGGTAACAACAATGAAGTAATAGTAGCCATAAGTTATACCCTCCCTTACGCTGCGTTGTATTTAGCAGTTACAATCGCTTCTGGACGAAGGATTTTTCTGCCATAGAGATGCATTCCACGAACAATGTCCGAAAATGAGTCTGGGTCACGGTATGACTCAACTTTGTTGATCTGCTCAGCAGAAGCAACGGCTGAATCGTGTCCAGCAACAATCACACCGTAGTTGGTGTTCTGGTTACCTGAACCTGCAGTACCTGATCCTGTACCTACTGAAGGTAGGTTATTGGATTGATAGATACGGAAGCCGTGTAGGTTGTTCAATACAAGACCATTCTGAAGACCTGAGCCACCCTGATCAGCATTTAATACCCGTGAATCTTCGTCTTTCAAGAGTTCCATAAATACAGCGTCCAAGACCAGCCAGCGACCACGAGAGTCTACGTTCTGTTGGTCAAGCAAGCGACCCATACGTGCAATAACCTGTAAAGGTGATGCAACAGCAGTGCTTGCAGCAGTAGCTCCACCAAAACGAGGTGACAAAGGAATAGAGTGATCCCCTGCAGAGCTTGTTGTGATGTTACCAAATGAGTCCTTACGAAGCTTCATAGTAGTAAGAAGTTCGTCAGTACCAGCAGATGAAACTGCAACTGAACCATTTACTGTATCATTAACAGTATCTGCGTCAGTGTGAAGAGCAGACTGCTTGTAGCCAGATAGATAACCTAAGCATTCTTGATCCATTTGATCAGCCAAACGATAGGCTGCACGATCTGTAGCAAGCTGCATAAAATCTATATGACTGTGGGCTTCCTCAATATCGTCAATCTTGAAAGCAAAGTAGTTACTTTTGTCTACAACAAGCTGGAAGTCTTCATCGTCCAAGTCTTGTGCTGTTATGGTTTCACCACGGGTATATGCTTTCACACTGACCTCAGGCTCCTTCATAATTTTCACTGTATCACCTTGGTTTGCAATCTCACCAAAATAATCGTTATTTGTTATAGCGTTAGCTACAGCGCTCTTGCGGAATGCAAGCTGTACCTGTTTGCTATAAATGATCGGGCTGAAGTTACCGTTAGGTAAGTTCCCGTGACCCGCTGTTGATGTAAAAGCCATGTTATATTCTCCTTTAGATGATGAATGGCTGGTTAGAATAGTTACACATTCATATCCGATAGAGGGCCATTCTTTTTAGGGTATCATACTTTAAGAAGTCGCGCAACTACTATTTAGTATAGTCCTATAGTCGAAAGGGTAGTTCTTTTCGGCTTGTGTAAAGATAGTTATATCTACAATTATCTGTTTGTCAACAGTTATTTCATATCATAGACAAATTTTCCACTGCGAATAGCTTCCATGATCTCATCTGCATGTTTTTCGTATTCACGAGTAGACATTCTACTCACTTGAGATTCACGCCACTGTGATGCAGTATCGTCAGTCTCAGGAGTATTCCTTGTTTTAGCTTTGACAGAACTTGCTGCTGCCTTATCGCTAGTATTAGTTTTCTTATTGGTGATATTATTGTCAGCCTTATATAAGTCAATCACACGAGACACAGACTTTGCGTCATCTAGGTTCTCATACAAAGCGTCTTGTACCCACTTAGGTTGATCTTCTGCCCACTTGTGGAATGCATTATCATCACGTATCTGTTTGAAGTCAGGGTGAAAGCTCATTAGCTCTGCTTCTGCCTTCTCTTTCTTAGCTGTAACACGTAGCTCTTCTAGTTCTTGCATACGGTTATCTAAATCACTTGATCTCTCTTGTGCTTTCTTATCTGCTATGGCTTCAACTATAGATGCTACGTCAGGGTACTTCTTAGACCACGCTTCAATATCTTGATCTGTCTTAGGAAGTACTAGCTCATTGTTAGCTGCCTTCTGTAGTTGCCCTTCAAGTTTCTCTATACGATCCTTAAACTCAGTCTCTTTCTTAGCTAGATGCTTCTGTATATCTCCATACCGCTTTTTAAAGCTACGCTCTTCAGCGCTTAGGCTTGCGTCATCTGCTTCTTGTGCTTTGGGTTTCTCTTGGGTAGCTTCTTGTTCTGGATTACTTGCATCCTGTACTTGGGCTTCCTGAGTTGCCTCGCTATCGGGTTCTGCTTGTTCCTGTCCTTCTCCAGCATGTTCCTTCATAAGCTGTTTAAGCTCTGCCTCTTCTTTCTCAATGCGCTGTGCATTACGGTTGTTCTTGATATATGTAGTTTCTTGAGCTTCTACTTGGGCTTCTACCATAGTTTGTTTCCTTGTTATTAGGGGCCAGCATCAGCGCTGGGTATCCTTTTTATTTATTTACTTTTCTTTTTAGGGCGTTTAACTAGTCCCCCTTTAACGTAACCATATGTAGGGTCTGCGTCAGGTGCTCTATCTTCTTCAGGTTGATAGCCCCCGTCAGAAGTGTCTACAACTACAGGTGAGCTACCTGAATTACTAGAACCTGAATTACTAGAGGTAGAATTACTAGAGGTAGAATTACTAGAGGTAGAAGATTGATTCCTACGAGCGCCACCTATAGATTCTCTTAATCCAGGTCCAGCTACACCTACTGCACCATCAAAGCCTAATAAATCTCCTAGCCATGTATCTCCAAATGTACCTTGTCCACTAGGAGTATCTATAACATTTCCATCATCATCAACTACATTCATTAAGTTGCTATACAAACCTGACTCTCCACCAAAGATACTTCCTTGTCTACTACTATCATACTGCTCTGATGTAATATACCCATTCTGTTTTTGTGCCTCAA